TGCTCCACGTACTGACCTTCTTGTTGCATCTTTTAATTTATCAAAACCGTTTTCTTCTTTTAGTAATGATTCTTTCATAACTATTTGCTTTAGCCTTGGGTCATCTTGTGATATTCCTAATTTAACTGCACCAACTAAAGAACCTTTGCTTATAGTTGGATATTTATTAATAATTGCTGATGCTCTTTTTGCATCTTCTGGTTTTATAGTTGTAGGTGCTACTGCTTGGTTAATTGCTTTTTTTGTAGCAGAGTCATCTTGGAACGATGCCGCATCAAATATACTGTACGACATACTAACCCTTTAATAGTTTTGCTAAGAGTGGGTCACCTGTAATATCAAAAAATTGTTGTATTAATGACTCTGTAGATTCCATAGCTTCTGGCGCTCCAACTCCTGGACCAAAAGGTAATCCGTCTTCTACTGGTCTTAATGGTTGGTCAGTTTCAGCAAACACACTACGTTGTGGTGCAACTGGTGCTGCAGCAACTGGAGATGCTTCACCTAAATTTAGATTTTGTACTTCACTGTTTAATTCTTTAAGAGGTTCTTTTTCACCATAAGTCATTCTTGTTTGGTCAATGTAATTATTAGATGCTGGTTTTACCGCAGCATTTCTTTTAGTAATTCGGGTTGCCATCTATATCTTCCTCATCTAAATGTATTATTTCAGTTATAGTAAATCTTGATATTATTCTAGGAAACTTATTAAATTGTTGTTTTTTTATAAAGTCTTCCATAATGATGTCATCACCATCTTCGTCTAATTCCCATAAACTATTGTGAACTATGTCTTCAAATATTTCGTGCATTATGCACCACCCATCATACCTAGTGCTTGTTGTATAGAAGGTGCGGGACCAGTGGTGGCTGGACCCATACCTTCAATCATAGCTGCTTCTTGTTCGGGTATCTCTGGTTCTTGAGCAGTAAAAAATTTATCTAGTATTTCTTGTATCTCACCAGGGTTTTTTCTTATCTGAACTACAGCCATAATTGCTTTTTCGTCACCTTGACTTGCTTGTGCCATAAGAGTATCTTGTAAAACTTTATCCATTTTTTCTTTTGTTATTCTTTCATTTACTCTTACTAGGTTATCTAAACCATCTAAGTTTTCTTGTAGTGTTTGTGTATCTATAACACCAGAACTAAGCAGCTGCAACCCTGTTACTATTTTTTGTGGTTCATCGTAGCCAGCCATAGCGCCATAGACTCTTCTAGTCTTATAAGAATTTTGTATATCTTTTGTTGGTTCGTAAGATTCAGAAAAGAATTTATTATCTTTATAACCAGACAACTCTTTATTTCTACCACCATACATTTTTGTGTCCCACTCTAATCTTTTAGCATCTGTTTGTTCTATAGCATCAGCTAAGATTGTGTGATACTCTCTAATCATAAGTGACATAGATGCACCTAACTCTTCTAATCCTCTACCAGTAGCAAAACTAACTGGTGATTGTGAATCATCTTGTGAAGGATAAGAGGCACCTACTCTAAGTTGTCTTTCTATTCTGTCTATCTGTTGAAATATTTGATAAGGAATGTTAGATGCTGGTTTAGATATTTGACTTCCTGGAGAAAAATAATTAACTGCAAATCTACCTTTTTTATATTGACCAGATTCTAACTCTCCAGTTATGTTTGTTTCTGTAAAGACTGCATCTTCCATCGCAATAATTGACATAACATTAATTTTTGCCATAGAAGCCATAAGCCCTATGATTTGGTCATACTGTCCTTGTAGTTGGTCAAAAGAAAATTTCTTAGCAACTACAAATGCTGGTCCACTAGATAACGGATTAGCTATAAAATCTAAAACTGTACCAGAAGATAAATGAAAAATGTATGTGCCTTCTTCATTGTAATATTCTGATATTAAATCTCCTTGTCCATTGGAGTTAGCCCATGAACCATTATATCCATCTGTATAAGCAGAAGCATAACCACTAGCTATTGTGGCACCTTTAGTATAATTTTTTTGTATAACTTCTTTATACTGTGGATATACTTTAGTTAAATCTGATTTAGGAACTCTTCTAACTATAGACATTTCTTTTGGTTGTTGGTCTGCACCAAAGTAACCTGGAAAACAATTATAAGGGTCACGTAATTCTGCACAAGGATAAGGAGTTCCATCAGCTCCCATTTTTTCTCTAATTACCCATACAGCAAAACCATAACCAGGTAACCATCTACCTACTTGTGGCATTTGTAAATCTAATCTTTGGTTTTCGTCATAGGCAGTTACTATCCTAGATATTTTCTCTGCTCTTTTTCTTGCACGTTCTGAATCTTTATTGTTAGGTACATCTACTTTTAAGTTAGGTATTCTTCCTATTTTTTGTGCTAAGTGTTCTAATCCAGATGCCATTAAGTTAGGCATAGGAACTTGCCAGTCTTGCATACCTTTCATTTGGTCACCAAGTAATGCAAGTATTCCACTAGGTCCACCGTTCATAATAGAACGAATACGTCCACGTTGTGAATACGCATCCTGGTTTACATAATGTAATTGGGTTATCTTGTCATGTAATTCTGATTGATTCATAATTTTACCACGGTGCTACATTCATACTGCTTACATCTACGTTTCCGTAACTAGGTGTATATTCATACCCCATGTCTGCAATAAACTCTTTTTGCAATCTCCTTACTATCTTTATTGGAAACCAACTTGCCATAACTATGTCCGACTTATATCCCCTGCTACTTGCTTTATTAGCAGCATTTGAAAAATACAAAAGCTGCCTACGATATATATTACTCTTATTTTGTGAATCTGCACTACCATAAGGCAAATTTACTAATCCTTTATCAAATAGCTCACTCATTGAACCTACACCAAAGTATGGGTCAAATTTATTTTTCTGTGTCTGATGTCCTTCTAAATGTATTCCTTTAGCAGCAGTCCACTCTTTTAATTCTCTATCTTGTCTAATAGCACGTTGAAATCCATTCTCTTCTATTATCCAATGAGAACATTGATACTTTTTATACCATTCTTTTATAGTTTTAAATGCCTGGGGTATTCCTCCACCTTTAGTATTTTCTATATCTACCATGTATAACTTGCCTTCTTCTACATGATAAGCCCACAAGAATGCAGCCTGGTAACCAGTTGCAGCTGGGTCTAGTCCAGCTATTAACCTAGTGCCAGCTGGTAAATGTCCTATAATTCTTGAATCATCTCTAGCTGCATCTAATGATTCTACTTTAAACATTTGTAGCCCTTCTGAAAATGGTCTATTAAGATACACCATTTCAAATATTGCTAGACCACCAGTTGTTTGTGCATTTCTCCTTTGTGCCATGAGCCACTTGTAACTTCTTTTGCTTGACCATAACATGTGTTTCTTATGGTCTTTAGGTTCTCCAGATTCAATAGGAATATCTAAACTATGTGCTGATTCTATAATCTTGTGCCATTCGTCATTATCAATTAATGAATTATATAAATCATCTGGGTGCTGCCTGGAACCAATAACAACTATTGCTGTATGTTCCTCTTTACGTGATGACAAAGTTGTAGTCCACCATCTCTTTGTTTGTTCACGTGAACTAGGTTGAATTGTTGTACCGTGGTCCTCAATGTCATCTGCAATAATTAAGTCACAGTCACGTGATAGAATCTTACCACCCTTACCTACAGCTACCATAGTAGGTGATTTAATACCTGTAACTGTTCTAGTCTTCACTGTAAACTGACCAGAACTCCATGTCTTACCAGTTCTGCTTTTAGGTTTAAATGTTTCTCCTGGTCCACAGAAATCTTCTATTAGTTTTTCGTTGTTCTCTAAATGGTCTAATACTGAACCTACTGCATTCTTTGCAATATCTTCATTACCACCTACCCACATAATTCTTATGTTTGGGTTTTTACATACTTGCCATACTGCAAAGTGTGTAAGTAAATCTGTTTTACCATGCCTAGGTGGTGACAGTATCATAAGCTGAGAACCATTTTTAATAGATTTTAAAATGTTTTTAATCCAGTTTTTATGAAACTTAGCAGTCTCATACGGTTTACCCATCTCTGTTAAAAAGTACCTATCTCTAAATTTTTCAAATGATGTTAATGACTCTTTAGCTTCTTCTGGTATATCCCAACCTTCTCTAGCTTCTGCTACTGCTTTATCTTCTTTATATGCAAGTAACATTCTAGTTACTACACTTTGGTCAACCCCTATATCTTCTGATACAAATTTTTGTGTAAATAAACCTTCTAGTAATTCCTCTGCATAGTTCTCTACAAAATATAAATAATGTTCACCACGACTAGCTCTATTGTTTGGAGTTGTTGCTAGTACTTTATCTTCTTTTTTCTTTAGGTTTCTAGCACGTGCATTAGCAGCTTTAGTGCATTGTAACTTACAATACTTTTGTCTTCCATGTGCCTGTTTAAACTTATCTCCACAGTGCGGGCATGCAACTGTTTTAAGATTTGCCATTACTTCTTTTTTTTCTTTTTAGGAAATCCAGCTTTCATGTTTGCATAAGCCTTAGGACTAATTGTAGAATTTTTCTTTGACCTACTTGTCCCAGCTTTTTTTCTTTTATTTATATTATGATATAAACCTTTTTTAGCTGCCATTCTTCCTCCTTACCACGCTTTGCAAGACCAATATCTTGCTGTTGTTTTATCCTTAGCAGTGCTGCATTTGTGTCTAGCACGAAACGAAGCTCTAGCTCCTGGATTGTTTTTTCTTATAGCCATATTGGGGTCACCGAACATAACCTTTTTTACTTTGCCATTTGACATAACAAAGACTTTAGATTTTTTGCGACCATATCCTGGTTCGCCTTTTCGTATTGCAGAAGGTGAATTTAACTTTACCTTCATTCCCCTATACTCAGCCATTATTTTCTTTTTTTTCTACCTTTATTTTTCTTCATACCTTTTTTATATGAATAACCTTTACCTGGCATTTGTCCTCCTATAATTTAATTATGGCAGAATACATATCGGGTAACAAGTACCCTAACTTTAAAAAGAATACACAGTATCAGAAAAACCGAACCTGCGTGCATTCTGCTTGTACTACCATCTTATCTCAATATAACAAATATAAATACTGTCATAAACATAAACCTAAAAATTTTCCAAGAATAAAAGGAAGACATGTTGACCCCACAAAACAAAAACCTACTTCGGGCAGGAAGTAGGTCCTTGTACGTACAGTATGTCCAGTACTGTTTAACCCTAAG